GTCTTCGCGCAGTTCGAGATTGTCGCCCGGTGAAAGCCCGCCCGGCGGCTGCCCGGCACCCAAAGGCGAGAGCACGCGCACGCGCCCGGGCGAGGTGAGAATGCGGCCGAGCCCGACCGAGATCATGGTCAGCTACGCAGATCGACCAGCATCTGATCAGTCGCCGCCTTCAGCGCTTTCTTTTTGCCGCTGGTGTCGACCGATTGATCGGCCGTGACGCCGACCTGGCGCCGGTCCATCGGTTTGCTCGAGTCGGCCTCGCCGCCATCATCGGCGCGCACGATGTGGCCGCCCATTCGCCGGATGGTCTGCGCTTCGACCGGGCTGCGCACGCCGTCGACCACAACCGACTTCCCAGCAGCAAGCCGCTTCTGCACGCGGCGCTGCAATACGACACTTGTCGCATTGGGGGCCGCGTTGTGCGTGGCGTCGCCGACCGCTTCCATCAGGTCGCGCGGTGCCGCACCGCCGAGCCGCATCGTCGGATTGTCGCGCAATTTGCCCTCGGTCTGCGCTTTGGTCAGGCCCGCAAGCGTGCGCACGGCTTTCTTGACGGGGGTGCCGGCATGCAGCCGGGTGAACCCGTGCGCTTTGCACAGGTGCTTGCAGACCTCAGACTTCTGCGCACCGGAATGGCCGGTGATGCCGATCAGCATGATATGCTCCGAAATAGAAAGGGGCGTCGCCGCTTAGGTCTGCCGGATCTCGATCAGCACGGTTCGGCCAAACTGATCCGTGGCGAAGACCATCGCGTGCGGATGGTTGGCGATGCGCTGGCGCACCGCGGGCGGGCATTGGTCGTAGCCCATCATGTTACGCACCGAGTCCGGTGCCGGGTACGGATCGAGCCCGCTCAGCACGACCTCGTCGTCATGCTGCGGCCGGAGCCGTCGGCGTCTCATGGCTGCGTGGCGGTGATCGTCAGACTTTGGTTGGTGCCACAGTTGGCGGGACTGATGCCGTTCGGACCAACCACGATCACGCCGCTCGGGCGGAGCCGAAAATCGGCAGTGTCGCCGCTCTTAACCGAAAGGGTGATCGCGTTGCCGTCGCCATTGCTCATCAGCACGCGCCCGACCACCGCACCCGGCGGCAAGTCGCACGGCACCGAAAAGCCAAAGGCCATCGCCAGTGCGGCGGCGGCGAGCGCGTCGCTCATGGTTGCGTCGCTTGGATCGTCAGGTTCTGGGTCGTGCCGCAATTGGCCGGGTTGATGCCATTGGTGCCGACCACGATGTTGGTGCCCTGCACCGCGAAATCGGCAGTGTCGCCGCCGGTCGCGGTAAAGGTCGAGGCATTGCCGTCGCCGCCCGTCGTGCTCGCCGCAGAGAGCACGGTTCCCGCCGGAGCGTTGCACGAGACCGTCGGCGCCGCCGGTGTGAACACAAGCTTGAGCGGCTGCTGAATGGTGATCGTCACCGACCCGGTGACACTCCCGGCGTGGGCATGCGGTGCCGCAGCGACGACCAACGCAAGCGCCAGGGGTCGAAGGTATTTCATTGGGCTATTCCGTATCCCGCCATCGGCGGCATGGCGTTGGCGAGCAGCAGCAGCAAGTCGATGACGGCGAGGCCGAGCGCTACGATCAGCAGATAGGCGTTGATCTCGCCGGCGGCGCGGTCGAGACTTCGGCAAAACTTGCGCATGTCGAGACCCCGCGTGGTGCTATTCTTCGTCGAAGTCGACGACCTCCCACCAGCAACGGCAATTGACATGCGGCCAATCGCCATTAGGAAACTCGTCTTCAATCCCGATCACGCCGGCGTCGGCATTTGTTTGGCAATCTTCCTCGACCGCGTCGTCCTCTTGGGTGAACCACTGCTTGCCGCGCGCGACGTTGGTGCCGTGCATTGCCGTGTTGAGGCCTTCGCGCTCGGCCTGCGTCGTCTCGTTGTAGGCGATGGTCTCGGCGCGTGCGCTGTTGAAGGCCGGTGCATCGGCGATCGCCAGCGCCAGCTCCTTGGCCGTCCAGTTGCCAGCCAGTCCGTCGATGACGGTCGTCAGCAGCATGCTGGGCGTGCGGTCCTCGAGCCCGGGGATCAGATCGGCGGCTTGGCTCTCGGCCCAGCGGGCAGCGAGCTCCGGCATCTCGTCCAAGATTTCGGGGACCTCGTCACCGCCGTCCTCGAGCGGCGGCAGCCCGAGATTGGCGCGCGCGTGGTTCCGAGTCTCCTGCACATCTCCAGTAAAGCCAACAGCGCGCAGACCGTCTGCGTAGACGGGTGCCAGATCGGCGGCAATGTCGTCCTCGAGCACCGACCAGTCGCCAAGCGACAGCATCCCCAGCAATGCGGCGGCGCGGCGCCGGCGTTCGTCGTCGGCATCGGCCATCGAGACCCCGCATGGTGATGGGTAAAGTCTTGGTGTGGCTGATCGGCGGCCGGCGGCTGATGCTGAGCGGCTTCGTCTTTGTGCTGTTGTGCCTTGGTGCCGCGGCGGGCGTTGCCGCGATCGGCCTACTCGTCGGCTCCGCTTTGCAGTAGCTCCTCGACCCGCAGCTCGCTGGCACCCTCGTCGAGCGCGCCCTCGGCGTGGTGATGCCCGGCCAGGATGTACCATTTGCCCTGACGCTCGACGACCAGCGGCTTCTCCGCGCCCTGGCCGTGCTGGCGGTAATCGGCCGCGTCGTCCTCGACCCGCTCGTCGTCGACGACACGCTGGGTCGCTACCAGGTCGCCGATCGGCACCGTGCGGGTCCGCGTCTTCGGCGCCTCGCCGCGCGCCATCGCATCGCGAACGATCTGCCAGGCAATGTGCCGAATGTCAGCTTCCGTAATGTCGTCGGCCAGCGGCAACTCGACCGGCCGCGCGTTCTCGGCGGCAACATGCCCCCTGTCTTCGCCGGCTTTGCTAACGATGCCGCTGATCAAGCGCCACGGCGGCGGCAGGTCTACAGCCTCTCCCAGCCCTCGAGCCGCATCTCCTTGGCCAACTGCCGCGCCACGTCCCGCGCGCGCTCGGCGAAGAAGCGCTCGAGCTTCGTCTGCAAGCGGGTCTTGGTCCGGTCCAGCAAGGCTATGTTGCGGCGGCTCTCCCGCCGCTTGGCGAAGAGGGTCGCCGGCGACTTTGCCTACCCCGCCCTTGCCCGGTTTCGCCTTCCCGCCGGCCTCGGCGCCGCCCTCGGGCTTCTCCGGTTTTGCCGTCGTCGGCTGCTTTTTGCCGCCTGCCGGCGGTTTTGTGCCGTTCTTCGACGGCCGTGCGCCGTTTTTCGACGGCGGCGATTTTCCGCCGGCGGCTGGCGGTCGATTTCGCGCGACTACACCCGCACCAGCCGGCACCACGACCGGCGGCGGCTCGGGCGGGTTGAGGATGCTGTCGAGGGTGACCGGACCGGTGCCGGTCTTGAACATGATCTCGTCGCCGCCCTCGATGGGGTCGAGGCCCAAGAGGTCGCGCGCTTCGTTCAAGGTCTCCAGCCCGGCGCCGACCAGCTCGACCAGCATGTCGGCTTGGTCTTTCGGGTCGACCGGAGCGATGTCCGACCAGGAGAATTCGAGGTCCGGGTGGCCCATGCGGCGCTGGATGATGCCGTCGACCAGCCTTTTGACCCAGCCCATCAGCGGCGCCAGGCCCTCCTCGAGTGCCGCTTCCTGCGCGCTCTCGGCGGTGTTGCGGTTGACCTGCTTGGTGAAGGCGGTCGGCGGCAGGCTAAAGGCGAAGCAAATCACCCGGGCCCGCCACTCGTCGAAATCGTCTTTGAGCGGCGCTTCCTTGATCGACTGGTATTTGGCGCCCTCGGGTCCCCATAGGAGCTTGGTGCGCTCGCCCGTGTTGCCGGCGAGCTTGCCGTCAAACCAGTCCTGAAACTGTGCGATCTGCTCGGGTGTCCAGCCCGTCGGCGCATTGACCAGACCGGGCGGCACATTGCCCTGCGTGAAGTGCTGCAGCTGCATCACGCCGCGGCGGATCGAGGTGTTGATCGTCAGCACGATCTGCTCGACCGGCGAGAAGCCGTAGAGGTGGTCGGCGCGCTGATTGCGCGGGAAATAGATCAGCTCCTGATCGGTGAACTGGTCAACGATCTCGCCTTCCTCGGTGTTGGCGCGGGTGCCGTCCTCGAGCAATACCCATGGCCGACCGTGAATGATCTGCTCAAAAGCCGGAGCCGGCGGCCGCGGGCGGCGCCCGGTGTCGTCGATCAGCACCTTGATCGTCGACCCGTCGATGATGTCGAGCCCGATGACGTCGCCACCGCGATTGCGCCGTGGTTCGATCGCCGGCGCGTCGATGACCAGCACCTGATCCATCAATTGGCGCAACCACGTCGCAAATGGCGTGATCCCGTCGGGGTATTGCCAGAACTCGGTCAGCTGCTGGATGCGCTTGTCGGTGCCGGACTTCTTTGGGCCGTCCTCGTCGCGCGGCTTGATCGTCCAGCCGAGCTTTTCGATCTGGTCCTTGCGGGTCTCGATGCACAGCCGCGTGATGTCGTCATTGGACAGTGCCTTGAGCTCGGCAAAGCCGATCGGCTCAAACGAGCGTGGTGTATAAATGTAGTTGATGCCCACCGGAAAGTTGTAGCGGCGGGTGCGCTCGTAATCGGGCGGCACCAGTGGATAACCCGGTGCAAAGAGCCCGCCCGATGGCTGGAAAACCGGCGCAAACTGGGTGATGTCCGGGGTCCGTCCATTAGGCGTGGTGGCATAGCTGTAGACCGGCGCGCCTCTGCCGGGCTGACGGCCGCGGAACGGCGCCATCAGCGTATTGACCATCCCGACGAGTGAGGTTTGGGTTCCACCGCGCGGCATGTCAGGTCACTCGGTATTGCGGCTGTTGATCATCTGAAACCACTCCACCGATCCCGGCTGCGGCGTCGGCTTGGGTTGAGCAGCGCGCTTGGCTTCTTCTGCCGCCGCCGCTTCTGCCGCCTGTTGCCGATACAGCTCGTAGATGTTCATGCCCGGCGCTTGCGCGTGCATCAGCTCGACGGCACCGGCGAACGCGTCGACATCATCGTCGTGCATCAGGTCCGGGAAGCCCTCGAGCGCGCGGAAGAAGTCCTCGTTCCACGGGCCGCGCAGAATCTTGACGTTGCCGGCACGGCACTGTGCCGAGGCGGGCCCAAAGCGGGTTACCTTGTCGCCGGTCTCGGCCTCGGGCATGACCCAATAGCCGGCCAGCATGCGCACGTAATTGAGAGTCTGCGCCTTGCCGGCCTGGCCCGGGTCCTTGCCCCAGCCGATCTTGCAGGTCTTGCCGTCCTGGCTCGCCGTGTTCTTTAACAGCTGCTCGACCTCGAACGGGCCGACCCGTTCGCGGATCACGTCGAGCACATAGAGCCCGCCAAACTCGTCGCGGCCGAGCTTGACGCCGACGGTCCAGTCCGGGTCGTTGTCCGGGGTCTTCTCGGTCGCCGCCAGATCCCAATAGCGCACGGTGTCGCGCAACGCCGGGAAGGCGTCGACCATCTCGCACCAGCCGCGCTTGAAATAGAGGCCTGCAGCCGGCCGGATCTTCCAGTTGCCCCCCAATAGGCGCTCGCGCTCGACGACCGGCATCGCCAACAGATTGGCGAGGTAATCCGGGTCCTTGCGCATCAGCGCGGCGTTGTCGTACAGCCTGCCCGGAATAAAGGTCAGCGACTTGATGCGCGGCCGATCGACGCCGGGCGGCAGGTCCTCCAGCTTTGGCAGGTATTGGCGCAGCGGCCCCGGCCGGTCATCCCAAATGATCTTGTCGCCAAGGCGAACGAAATAGCGCAGCACGCCGGCCCGCTCGGGGATCGGGTAACCGGTCTCCTGATCGATCCACCAGGCAATCAGCTCGGCGACAAAACAGTCCGGGTCGGGATTGCAGGTGGCCCGCACATAGGGCCGGACCCCGCAGGTCGACCGGTTGCGGCTGAGCATGTACCAGAACTGATACGCGGTGAACTGCGTCAGCTCGTCGAACAGGATCAGTGCCAGTTGTGAACCGTGCCAGTCGAGCACAGTGAGCTCGGCGACCAAGTGCGCCATGCGCAGCTTGCCGCCACCCGCCCAGAGGAACTCGTGGTGCCCCGTGCGCGGCTCGCCGCCGATCTTCGTAAAAAAGCGCAGCCCTTCGTCCCACACCGCACCAGGGTTGGTGATTTGTGGGGTCGTGCGGCGGAACAGCACCGCATCAAACGCCGGTGTGCGCGGCAAGTACCGTGCGGCCTCGAGCAACAGCCCATAGGTCTTGCCGGCGCCGGCAGCGCCGCCATAGATCGCGATGTCAGCCTTGCTCGTGATGAATGTGGTCTGCGGCCCGGGCTGCGGCTTCAGCTGGATCGCGTTAGCCGGTATCGTCGGCGTCGGCTTCGGTGAGCTCGTCGTCAGCGTCACTATACTCCCGGCCATTGTCTGGAAGCACTACGACATATTGGTGTTGCGCATCGGCGGGATTGGCAGGCTGGTTGTCCTTGTCGACATAGCCCACGCGTTCGACATAGCCGCGCTCTCTGCCTTTGGTCTTCAAGTAGAAGATGACCGCTGTCATGTTGTCGGCAGCGATGCCCTTGATCAGCGCGGTCTCCGCCAGATCGAGCGTGTCCTCGACGATCTCGTCGCGAAAGCGTTGGAGCGAGGGGTGACGCCTGATGTAATTGCGCACCGTCGCGGGTGCACATGAGCCATAGGCCTGCTCGAGCTTATTGGCCGCACCAATGACGATGCCGCCGGACGCGCGCAGTGCGTCCTTGACGTGCTCGAGCTTAAACTTCTCGGTCACCCGCGCCCTCGATCTGGTCGAGCCGCTCGATCGCCAGTTCGGCCATCATGCGCAGCGCCATTGCGGCATTGTGGACATTGGTCTGTTTCTTGGTGCGCATCGTCGCCTCGAAGAACGCGTCGAAGTCCTCGAAGCGTCCGACCAGCACAGTCGGCGGGACCGTGCCGGCTTTGATGCGCTTCAGCGCCTCGCGAAAGATCTCTGCGCTCTGCGGCAGGAAGTCGACCACCATCTGCTCAAACAGCGGCGGCCGCACGCTGAGTGCGGCGATGTCGAGGGTCGGCACCTTGAAGCTGTCCTCGGTCAGACCGGTATATTCTTTGAGCGCCAGCGACAGGCTTTCGTAAAACGCGCGCAGGCGGTTCGGATCGTCCTGGCCGACAATCGCATTGTGCGACAGCGCGATCGCTCGGCGCCGGTCATCATCGATCCGGGTGATGATCTCGACCACGTCGATCTCGGTCAGTCCGGCGGCTTCAGCCGCGTCGACCCGGTGGTTGCCCGACAGCACCAGCAGCGGCCCACTATCGTCGCCAATCAGATCGTAGACCAGCGGCAGGCTGGTCAGTGCCCCGTCGCGCTTGATGTTCTGGGTCAGCCGCTCGAACTGCAGCGACGTCATGTAGCGCGGGTTTTCAGGCAGCCTCTCGAGCCGGCTGATCGGCACCTTTCTGACCCGCGTTTCGAGCTTGGGCACTCCTACCGTAGCGCTTGAACCATTCTCGGTAGAGCTCATTCGGGGTCTCATTCCTGATCGGTGACATGTATTGGAGAAAGCCGGGCTTGCGGGCCTTCAATTCGAAGACACCGCGATATTTCATGCTGACCGGCTTGTCGGTGAAAACAGTGGTCCAGATCTCGTCGAGCGGCGACATAAAGCGCTTGCGCGCCACGTCCACAGCCAGCCGCGAGGTCGCGAGCAACGCCACCAGTTTGGCGATGCGGCCCTCACGCACGATCGAAAAGTCCGAGAGCAGGTAGAGCTCGGTCTCCGGGTTCATGCGCGAGCGCGAATAGATGAAGCCGCCGGCGAGCTCGTCACCGAGCATGACGAGAAAATTAAGCATCCCCGGTACGTGCTTGATGCCGCGCGCGAGATATTGGTTCTTGAGAAACGTCATGTGGCCCGCCTCGACCTGCACGAGGCTGACCTGGGTCTTCGGGCCGAGGCGCGCCGGCTGCACCGCGCGATACTGAAACGGCACTTCCGCGGCCGACTTGCCACGCAATGACGAGCCGCTCTGGTCGGTATAGCCCCACACCGTCTTGCGCCCGCTCGCATTGTCGTAGCGGATCGCCGGCGTAAAGCTGGGGAGCAATCGATCGGCGAGCACGCAATAGCGCTGACCCGCGTCGTCGATGCCGCGCAACCATTCTTCGAGCTCGGCCGGGTCCCAGATGTCATAGGGCGGCTGCGCCCACTCGACATTGTCGCCGAGAAATTTGTAGATGCGCTCGTAGCCGTTTTTGTAAGTCGGCGGGAACGCCAGGATACCGGCGCCGGCCGCGGCCGCGCGCGCCGCGTGCACACGGAAATCGCCGGCAAAGAAATCGGTCGACGCAAGATCGCGGACGAGCGTCACGAGCTTGTCGCGGGCCGGCGCAAGAAAGGCTTCAAAATGCGCCAGGTAATGCTCGAACATCCCCTGCGCGTGCGCATTGCGGCCGCGATAGACGGCCATCTCCTGCGCGATCAGCACGGCGGCGACGCGGTCCGTCTGGTCGCAGCCGGCGAGGATCTCCTCGAGCGGTGCTAGGCGCTCGCGGAAGCGAAACTCGAGCAAGCGCCCGACTGCCAATTCGCCGATCGCGACGGACAGCAATGAGACATCGTTGCCGACAATGGGCAAATCCGGGTAGCGCTGCCGCAATGCCACTTCCGGCCGGAACGAGCCGGAGCAGCAGACATGCACACCACCCCACTGGTCAAACGGCACGACATCGAGGATCTGCGCAATAAACTCCTTGGGGACCGCGCCGACGAACATCAGCTCCCCGCAATCAATCGCGCGCAATGAACTGGAGCGGCTACCGGGACTCGCACCCGGCCAACGAGGGGGACCTCGCTGTCTGCTACAGTCGCCGCATTTTCACAAAAGAACGGCCGCAGGCGAGACCCGCGGCCGCTCAATCCCCGGACCTTAAAGGCGAAGCCGGGGACGCCCGTGCTTCCTTCCGAGAAGCAGCACCAGCTTAGCACAAGCCCGATGAACAAAAAACCTGTGCATTTATGGTACTTTGTGCTACACTCTAAGTTGTTGTTATTGCTCACTAATTCCTTCCGAGGAGCAATCGTATGTACGACGAGTATGACGTAAAGGCCGACCAAATCGCGTCCGACATCGGACCGGTGTACGCGGTCACCCAGGAGGAGGCGCACTCGCTCGCGCGTTTCCACTTCCCGAACGAGAGCCCAGACGTGCAAGAGGGCGTCGCCAAGGCGCTCTATCGCTCCTACTGCGCCGAGCAGTGGACCGACCCGCAGCCGTGCACCTGCGCGAAATGCGAGCGCATCGCGCGCGAGATCGACGAGGCCACAAATCAGTGGCGGGCCCGGCTGGCGACACGGCTGCAACGCCGGGGGCCGGGCGCATGATGATCCCGACCATCCACCTAAACGGCACCAGCCGCGAGGAACTGATCAAGCAGTTGCTCAACGCGAGCGACGCGCTGCTGGTCGCGATCGACAAGTTGGGCGATGCCTCGCCGCACGGGCGGGACTATTACCCGCAAGGGCCGGATGCGTTCCTCAAAGCGCACGACGAGCACATTGCGCGCATCGGGCGCCTTTTCGACGTCAAGACAGAGATCGACTCGATCGCCGAGAAGATCGACCAAGCACCAGGGCGGCGGTGATGAACCGCCACCCGCTCGCCGCCCGCGACGTCCCAGCTGGTGACAGCTGGGCGTTCCGCAACCACCGCACGCTGGCCGAGGTCGAGCGCGACGCCAGCTACCGCAATGGCCGCTTGGTGCAACCGATCAAGCGCCCCAAACCCCGCAAGTATGCGCAACGCAGGAGACAAGCAGCATGAGCGCAGCACACACCGAACTGACCTTCTTCCGCGCGAAGGAGATCAAGATCAGCCGCGGGTTCCGCTACGGGGGCCGCAGAGACGCGCGGGACACCCACTACACAAGGCAGATCGTGATCACGAGCGACGACGGCAGCGAGTTTCAGATCAACGTGCACAGCGTGACCGGGCAGCCGGAACTGCCGGTGATCGACAGCGACGAGGAGGTTGTTTGATGCCCGGCTACACCTTCCGTTGGACCTGCTCGTACATGGGCACCGTCGACTATGAGATCGCCGGCGACGGCCCGGTCTACACCGCGACGCTGCGCCGCGAGGCCAGCGATTACGAGAAGTCGATCTACAACCACAGCTCGCCCCTCGCCGATTGGGAGCGCGACGTCGTGGCCTCGATCGGTCTCTTGCACCGGAGCGACTCGCGGTTCCCGATCGCGCAGCCGGTGGTCGACGCGTTCAACGCCTGGCTGATCGCCGAGCACGAGGCGTTCGTCAAAATGCTCCGCGACAACCCGTACAAATACGGCGAGCTCACCGAGGACGATCCGCTGCTGGTGCCGCCGACGCGAGCGCGCGGCGCTTACTACAAGGTCGGCACCGGCTGGGTGCTGAACGAGGAACCCGAAACCGTCGAGCGGGATTGCATGCGGTGCGAACAAACGTTCTCTACCAGCGGGGACGAGGAGTTCTGCCCGGCTTGTCTCCGCGACCCTAACCCGCACGAGACGGCGCTGCTTGGCCGCAGAAGGAGAACCTCCTGATGGCACGTGGCGACCCCTACTGGATCACCGCCAAATTCGACAGCCCGTGCAGCGGCTGCAAGACCGGCCAGATCAGACGAGGCCAGCGCGCGTTTTTCTACCCGCGCACCCGGGACACCTTCGGCTCGGAGTGCGGCTGCGGCGAGACGATGCAAAACAGCTTCGACGCCGCGGTCGCCGACGAGACCTTTTACAATGCCCACTGAGGAGATTGACGACAATGCCAGAGTTTGACGAACGCGACGGCGAGATCCTCGCCGAGCGCCAGTTGCGCCGCGAGCGGATCACCGGTCCGCGTGTCGGCGATTTTGTTTGGATGACGGACGGTGAGCTACGCCGCTTTGCGCACCATTGGGGCGACCGCATCCAGCCGACGTCAGGGCCAAGCAAGGGGCCGCGCGATATCGGTGCCGGCGGCTCGTTCCATCTCTGCCGCAATGGCGGCGTCGAGCATTCCGGTGGTCTCGATCAAGGAATCCCGATCGACCGGCTGCGCCCCACCGAGGAAACGCAGGACGGGTGGTTCTGGTTTTTCCACCACGACAGCGCCCGCGCGCACAATGGCGTCAACTTCAAGATCCCGTGCCGCGTCTACAAGGTGATCCCCGAGAGCGAGGCCGCTGCCGAGTGGGCCCGAAAGCAGGGCGAGGCGCTGGCGGCCGGCGCCGGTCACCGCGATCACGACCGCGTCGGCGAGCTCGCCAAGCTCGAGCCGATCACCGAGCGCGTCTGGATGCCCGACGAGGTCAGAGCCATCGTCGAATACAACAAGACGGTCGACCCGAGAGATCCGCGCCGGTTGCTTCCGGGCATGCACCCGAAATTCGAGTATCACAACTGCGCCCGCTGCAAGGACGGCGAGCGCGCCTGCGTGCGCGGCGACCCTGGCAGGTGCGAATGGCCGCACGCCAGAAACGACTGAGATCCGCGCGCCGGCGGTTCCGGCGCAATACCCCAAGGAGTAAGTGACGTGAGAAAAGCACTTTTGGCAACCTGTGCGGTCATCGGCCTATCGGGCAGCGCCCAGGCGCAAGACGTGCAAGCCCTAGCTGACGCATTCTGCGCCCACCCTGACCTGACCCCGCCGCAGCGCATCGTCTGCGCCTCGCCGCGGCTCAAGGCGAACGCCGTGCGCAATCTCGCCGCCGCGATCGAGGTTGGCCGCAAGCTGAGTCCGGCCGACCAGGTCGAACTCACGCGGCGGATCAATGCCGCCGCCCAGCAGCACGCCGCCTATTGCCACGCCGACGCGCCGAACCCGCAACTGCCGCCGAGCCCGGCAATGGAGACCTGCGCCGGCTATTGGCAAGACCGGACCTTTGCCGACTTGCAGACCCTCGACCAGCGGATCGCGCAGGCGGGCACCAATCAGGCAGTCGGCGGCTTCTTGCAGGGGCTTGGGACCGTGCTCGGGGCCGTGCTCGACGCAGCGGGCACCGTCGCCGAATATGAGTACGCGCTGCGCCCGGCGCAGCCCAGACAGAGCCGGACGGTCTGTCAGCGCTATTCGGTCAATCCCGAGGGCGTCGCCTCGTACTCGTGCTGGTAGCACAGAGCCGAGAAATGAACCGAGCGCCGGCGGTTTCCGGCGCACCCTTCCTTCCGAGGAGTCACAGGTGAGCAAGATAATCAAGCTGACCTATTACGGCATCGAGGGCGAGGGCCCGACCGTCACCGCCGCCAAGCAGGACGCCGGCCGCCAGCTCGAGCACATCGTCAAGCAGACCGAGGACTCGCCGACGATCATCCGCATCGGCGCCGTGGTGGCGCTGGTCGCCTTCCAGCGCTGGGGCTGGGGGCACACGATCATCGAGGGCATCGCCGAGCCGCAGACCGGCCACGTCTATCCGAGCGGCGGCTATGCCACCAGGGGCGAGGCCGAGCTCGGGGCACTCAAGCACGTCCTCGATTGCGCCTGGAAGTGGCCCGAAGACGACGCCGCATGGTTCGACGCGGTGATCGCCGGCAAGCCGGGCGTGTACTTCTCACCGCGTGAGGTATCGCGGATCCGCGGCGAGTTCCTGGCGCAGTGCAAATGGCAGCGCGACTACAAAGCCGCCCGCGCCCAGGGCTACGACGACCAGGACGCCCGCTATCTGATCGGCGGGCTGACGCACCTGATCAAGCACCACCCGACGACGGCGACCAACCGGCCCGGCGACGCGGCCGCGGTGCTGCACGAGGAGAGCGGCATCCCGTATGAGCAGTGCCTTGTTATGTGCAACATGGATTGAGGAGGCCGCCAAGTAAACACACTGTACTCAGCCGGTTATTGTGCTACAATTAGTGTTGGTTACTTTCCTTCCGATGGAGCAAATGCAATGGCCGATATTCACGTCAAAGCACTCGGCAATTCGCCTGAAGCGTTACGCCGCGGCGAGTGTTACGCGTCGGTCGACTCGCTGAGTGATGCGGGTCGCTCGGCGATGGCGAATTTGCGCGCCAAGTACAACGTCAGGCTCGGCGCGGTTTATCTGCCCTCTGCCGCAGCGACGGCGTTTGCTGAACGATGCCACGAGCAAGGACTCACCGTCCGATACAACTGACCCAACACCGCGCGCCGGCGGTCTCCGGCGCATCCTTCCGATGGAGCAATGTTACCAATGCCACAAATGACACCCGAGCAGGCGCGCGCCATCCGCGCGATCTGCGACGCGATCGTCGAGGCGGTCAAAGCCGCCGGCCCGACCGGTGCCCCGGGCGGCGTGATCTACGCCGCGCTGATGGGGCAGGGCTGTAGCCTCGAAACCTACGAGCAGTTCATGCGCGGGCTCGTGCGAGCCGGCAAGCTGCGCAAGAGCGGCGAGCTCTATTTCCTCAAGACCGCACCAGTGTCGGCTTTCGAGCAGATCGCCGCGACCCTGCCGGAGGCCGCACAGTGAGCCAGATCAATATCGACTCACGAGCCGCCCTGCAGCGCGCGATCGAGACACCCGGTGTCGTGATCGCCGTGCTCGCCCATTGGCAGCCTCGGCTGGTCGGCAGCTGGCGTCGGCCCAAGCTGACGCGCAAGAGCGGGCGCCCGGGGATCCAGAAGAACGGCTACTACTTCGACGGCCCGCGCCATCCGGATGGCGAGATCGTCGAGATGTGGGCCGAACTGCCCAAGGCCGCGGAGCTGCGGTTCAACGCCGACGGGACGGTCATCTATTATCCGGCCGGGCCGAAATCGTGGACGCTGCGGTTCACCGGCCCAACAACCGCGGTCTGCAAGAGAACCCCTTGGGGGCACGCCGACAATGCCGAGGAATACGTGCCGGGGGTGACCTGGTACGACACCCCGAGCCACGGCGGCTTCCATCTCGACCGCGCGCACAACGCCCAGGTCCCCGACTACATGCGCCGAGAAGGCGGATGGTACGAGGAAGATTGCGATTGGGCGATCGTCGCGACCGTCTTCCCGACTGCCTTTATCTGCCACGGCGAGGGCGACGTCGCCACGACCCTCCAGAGCGCGCGCGACACGATGCGCAACTGGCACCCTGACGCCTACGAGAAGTTCTACGGTGTCGAGCTCAAACCGGGCGAGAGCTTCAAACGCGACATCAAAGTGTTCGAGGCGGCGCACGCCAATGACCTGATGGTCATCTGCGCCTGGGGCGAGTGGCACGAGAAGGTGCCCGAGGGCAAGACCGGCGTCATGGCCACGATCGGCGGCTCGCGTGAGCCCGGTGTCGCCAAGCGCTACTTCCTGTTGCCAAAGGACGAGTACCGCTCGCAGCAGCCCGGCTGCGGCATGGTCATCGATCCGGCTCGGTACCAAGAAATCGAACCGATCGCCTGAGCGATGGCCAAGCCAATCAGTGACCTGGAGCTGATTGCCGCGGCGATCGTCGCGACACGCGCAACCACCGTGCCAGTGCCGCCGTCACGTGCTACAATTGCACGGGCACTAAGGAAAGGCGTTGCGGTGAAGACAAGCTCGTTCCGAACCTACAGCGGCCCCGGCCGGATCAGCATCGCGCGGTTTGCGCCGCGCAATCACCCGGCAGGCTACCGCATGTACTCGAAGCTGGCGCCTGGGCCGTGGTTCAACAGCGTCAGCTACGAGCGGTATTGCGAGTTGTACGGCGAGATGCTGGGGCGGCTCGACCCCAAGCAGGTCTATGCCGAGCTGGTCGCGCTCGTCGCACCCGAAGAGCCGGTGCTGCTGTGCTGGGAAGTGCCACCGTTCAGCGTGCCACAGAACTGGTGCCATCGCCGGCTCGTCGCGGTATGGTTCGAAGAGACGCTCGGCATCAAGGTGCCCGAGCTCCAACTGTCACCGCCGCGCGGCGGCAAGCAACCGCGTCAACCGGTCACCAAGCCACCACCGACTCACGTCGTTCCCCGACCGGGTGTTGAGCCAGACGTCCCGGTCGTCCCTCGATCCTGGCTCGAAAGCCGCAAGAAATAGCGGTACCCTTCCCCCCCTTCCTTCCGATGGAGCAACACAGTGATCAGAATCATCAAGTTTGCGAGGCCGTGTTACCGCGATAGCCTCGGTCGCAATCGCTATGTGCAAACGCATGGCCTCGAGATCTACGACGTCTCGTCGACCAGCGAACAAGATCGCGAAGCCAGTATCCTGCTGAGCCCGATCACCAGCCGCGGCAAGACCTGTGAAGCGTGCCGCGTGTCGATCGCCAAGTCGGCACTCCCCGAGATCATCGCCGCACTGCAAGAGATCGCCGGCGAGGGACCGGCCGCAAAGGCCTGCCGGCTGCTCGTGCAAGCCTACGCAAATAGCGAGGCGCAGGGCGATGGCGGCAGCATCGATTGGGATGACGTCGACATCGCCTACAAGGCTGCTCGCGACGCGCTCGCAATCTGTCCCGAGTGCGGCGGTAGCGCCATCGACGATACGGGTCCGCATGAAGATTTTTGCCCTAAGCGGCACTCGGCCGATCTCGACGAGGAGCACCGATGACATGACGACACCGCGCGTGCTGTTCGATTACGACACCGTGCTCGCTTGCTGGCGGCTGCTCGCGGCGGCAACCTACGATCTGAAATTGCAGGATCAACGCGAGCTCGATGTCGATGGGCTGCGGCAAGTGACCTGTGACGATGGGCCCGGCGCCTTTCTCGAAGAGGCGACCGAGAGGCTGCTGCTGCTCACCGATCAGCTGAGACACGACGAGATTGTCGGCGACGGGCAATTGACCGGGCCGGCGATGCTGATCGCCCAGCTGGAAGGCTGGTGCATGTGCTTGACCAGCGCCGGGCATGGCCCTCTCGCCATCCAGCGGGACGACGACAGCGACACCTTCGCCGACGACGCGGCGGCCATCGCCTTTGTCAGAGCGCGCGCCGCGAGCAACGCGCCCGGCACCAAGCTGCACCAGATCGCCTTGGCGCTGGTCACGAAACAGGAGCAACGCTGATGGGCGAATACGCCAACGCCGCGATCACGATCGGCGGCAAGATCAAGCGCCGCGATCTCGACAGCCTGGTCGAGGCGATCGTCGAGGACCGCTGCGGACCCGATTGGGGCGCGCTCGACGAAGACAAAGCGCTCGCCGAGATCGAGGCCTGCGCCAGAGAGAAGCGCCACCTGTACCTGTGCGCCAACGAAGCGTCGTGGGGCCAGTTTGAGAACGTTCAGTCGCTCTGCCGCGAGCTCGGTCTGATCCACAAGGCCGAGTGCGAGGCCGGCGGCGAGTGGCACCCGCACATGGAGTTTTTCGATCCGGCGCGTCAGCCCAAGGAGTCAAGCCAAACCGGCAATCCGATCAGCCTCGAATGGTCGATCACCGAGATCGGCAGCGGCCCGCTCCTCGACGCCGAAGAGGTCCAAAAGCACTACGCCGCCGGCACGCTCGCCGACGAGCTACTGCTGATGATCGAGGTGACGAAATTTCCTTGGCCCCTCGAGATCATCGAGCCCAGGCGACGGAGGCGCAAGTCATGAGCGCCGTCACAACCACGGGGGACATAACAATGACCGTCACTAGCTACCAAGGCCTGATCCGCAGACTCGCACCCGAGGCCAACCCGCGGCACGTCGAGGCCTGGATGCGCATCGCGCACGGCACACTCGACCATCTCTCGGTCGAGCTGTTTCGCCACGAGGTTATGCTGGCAGTCAACTGCATCGCCGAGGTGGGGGAAGAGCAATCCGAAAAACTGGCACAGAGCTTCGGGCTATGACCGCTTATCTCGTCCGCTGGGAAATCGACCTCGAGGCCGACAACCCGCAGCAAGCCGCCGAGAAGGCGCGCGAGTACCAAGCCAAACCGGACACGACCGCCACCGTGTTCGACGTCTTCGAGCGCTACCAAGGCAGCGACCATCCGAGCGACTGCCAGCGCGTCGCGCTGATCGATCTGAGCGAGCCCGACGAAACCGTCTACTACGACCGCACCGGCGAGATCATCCAGTGCCGCGACTGCGGCGACGTGTTCAATCCGACCAAGGTCGACGTGATCAACCACGCCGGCCAATGGCTCTGCGGCTGCGGCACCTGGAACGAAGGGACCGGGATAGCGCAGGGCGCGCTCTGCTCTTCCGAGGAGTCTGCCGAATGAGCGAACGCGAACCGGTCACGCTGGAGTTTCTGGCGCGTCAGCAGGATCGGATGCTGGCCGAGCTCGCCAGCTTACGCGATGACGTGAACGTGCTCACCGCCATCGTGCAGCGGCTCGACAACAGCCACACCCGACTCTTAGCCGAGATCCGCGCGACCCACAGCCAAGTCTCGCGCCAGGGCGAGCGGCTGCGCCGCCTTGAGGGACTGGCTCCAGAGGCCACCGAATGAAGTTCGACCGAACCGATACCGTCGACGGTCTGCCCATCGCCCGGGTGCGCGAGTTCCTCCGCATGGTGCGCGGATCGATGTCCGACAAATTCCAGATCGATGACGTCGTCGAGTTCTTCGCTCTCGACCAACCAGCGGCGGAGCGACTGTTGGCCGAAATGCTCAGACGCCGTTTGGCGAAGCGCTCGAGAAAGCGGGCAAGCGGATTCCGGGACCCCGATGTGCCGCTCCACGAGATCGGGTCCGCGGGCAGCAGTCTCTGCGCCGCGCTATTTTTGCCGGCGATCAGCCGCGCCACAGCCGATCGGCTCGTCACGGGGCTGCTCGAGCGCACCCAGGCGGCCGCGGCCGCGCGGCAGGATCACCTTGTCGAAGTGACCGGGTTGGCGATCTTCGGCAGCTACCGCACCGAGGCGAGCCAGCTGCACGACGTCGATGTGCTTTGGGATTATCGCAGACTGCCCGAACTCGACCATCGGGCGTTTACCGAGCGTGCCTTTGAGATGTTCGCGCGGGATCGGCGGCACCCGCGGCGCATCGGCGATGAGGGGCAGTGGCCTTTCGCCAAGCTCAAACGCTTCCTGGTCGCACACAGCCGATATATCAGACTGCATTGGCTCAATGACGCCAAGGTGATCAAGACACCGGTCCGCGTCGTGTACCAGCTGCCGCAGGGGCGGCTGACACCGCCCTACGAGTGCACCGCTGGTGACTTTGCCGAAGCGGTGGCCGGCGACCGTGCGATGACCATGAAGGAATTGCGCCGCCGCCTGTTTGGCTGACGATGCCGATGACTGATTCCGACACCGCCGACGATCTTCCGGCCGAGGTGCTGGCGGAAATCGAGGCTGACGTCGCGCGCTACCGCGCCGTTCGCATCACCGCCGCACGCAAGCGCCTGGCCAAGGCCAAGACACCACCAGCCTTTGTCGAGCTCACGCTTGCTGAGCAGGCGGAGATCGCACGGCGATGGCTAGACGGTGCGTCGCTGGGTGCGATTACCAAATCGCTCGATTGGGACGTGCTGTCGATCCGCAGGGCGCTAGACGAGTTTGCCCGGGCGTTTCAAGCAGACCGCGAACTTGACGACCGCAGCGGCCGCCGGCAACGCGTCGAAGCAGCCCTCGCGAAATTCGATCGCGGTGAGCCCGCGGTGTACCAGGCGCGGGTCAGGCGGTTTTCGCCGAGCCATCTCGAACAGCGCCGCGCAACACGCCGCGCCACTGAGCGCGGAAGTCCGTAGCCGCAACTCATGGCGCAAGGCCGCGGCGTTTGCCCGCCGCATTGACTCACTGCCCTGACGCACTGAGCTAAGCCCCCTTTTCAGTGCAAGGCGCGCGCTCCGGCGCGCTTTTTTTTGCGCGCACTGCGCATTTTTCTGCCACTACTGCGCGAACTATGCTAGGTTATTGATGTTGTTGAACTTTTTCCTTCCGAGGAGCACATCATGCAGTCAATCGAACCCCTCCGGGCAGTATTGGATCAACTGCACGGGCGCGACTACGAGTTCGCGGAAAGCCTGATCCTGCAGCACGAAGGCAAGCGCGGCAAGAGCCGCGGCCTCAGCGACAAGCAGTGGTATTGGGTCGGCGAGCTGACCCGCCGCGCCACCCAGCCCCAAGAGCGCCAGACCACCGACGTCGGGTCGGTCAAAGGCATCGTCGACCTGCTCGAGCGCGCCGCCAAGCACCTGAAGCACCCGGCGGTGATCGTGCGCGCCAACGGCCGCGACATCCGGCTGAACATCGCCGGCGCGAAGTCGAAGGCCCCGGGCAGCATCAACGTCTGCTCCGCCGCCGGCGGCTATGGCTCGCGCGACTGGTACGGCCGGGTCACCCGCGACGGCCAGTTCGAGCCCTCCCGCAAGTACGACGAGACGACACAGACCGCAGTGGCGCTGGCGCTGAAGGCGATGGCCGAGGATCCCGCCAAGGCGGCGGCCGAGTACGGCCACCTGACCGGGGTGTGCTGCTTCTGCAACACCGCTCTGACCGACGAGCGCTCGACAGCGGTGGGTTACGGTCCGGTCTGCGCCAAGCACTACGGGCTGCCGTGGGGCAAGGACGCGCGGGCGGTCGACACCGAGCACGGCGTTGCGGTGCTGACCGGCGCCAGCGCCAAGCTGAGGGCGGTCGCATGACCGCCCGCATCCCGCAGGTGAACGACCGGGTGCATTGGCGCACCGGCATCGGCGACGGGTTCACTGGCCGCATCGTGGCGCTGCAGGGCACGCCCTCGAGCGCCGGCACGATGATCATTGAATGGGACGATGGGCGGATCTGGAAAAACCAGCCGCAGCGTCTACTCGACGAGCCGCGCTGGTCCTTGCTCGGCGAGTGAGCCAATGGCGATCACTCCGCAGCAGGCCTCGCGCTTGATCCGCGCCACCGCCGGCCGGTTTTTTGGCTGCACCTTCATCAAGCGCAGCAATGGCGAGGTCCGCCAGATGTGGTGCCGCTTTGCCGAGGTCGGCGAGCTGAAGGGCACCGGCCGCAAGACCACCGACAGCCTGATCGTGGTGTGGGACCAGGACAAGCACGCCTGGCGCTCGATCCCGGTCGAGGGATTGACCGAGCTGCGCATCGACGGCGTGACGTTCGAGGTCCGGCCAGTAAATAAACGGTTAACCGGGGCTTTTTGCGTGACTCTAGTAGCCTGTCTGATATTCTTAAGTGCTTGAGTTTATTGATCTTTTTCCTTCCGATGGAGCCTGAGATGCAAGAAGTCCTCGAAACCCTGAACCGGATGGGCGCCAAGGCGCTGCCCGCCAACGACAGCTACCAAAACCGCTTTGAGATCAGCAGCGCCAGCAGCGCCCGCACCTATGTGGTGGCGCAGCGCAAGGCGAGCGGCCAATGGGGCTGCAGCTGCCCGGGTGCGATCTATCACAAGGGCCACACCTGCAAGCACCTGCGCGCGCTGGGGCTGACCCAATGAGCCACCAGGTCGGCGACAAGATCAGCGTCCGCAACCATCTCAGCAACCGCCCGCGTCAAGCCACGGTCGAGCAGGTCTGGCACCAGATCGATAGCGGCAAGCTGCTGGGCTACACGGTCCGCTTGGAGAATGGCGACATCGGCTATGTCAGCGCGCGTTCGTCAAGCCCATTCGTGGGGGACTGACCGATGGGCCGCGTCTATTTCTTCCCGGCGAGCATACGTCAGCGCTGCGCCGACGTGACGATCAGCCGCCTCGATGCCGCGCAGGCGATCCTCGACAAGCGCGGACTGCAAATCTCGGGCGACAACCGCCAGCACATCCGCTCGCTGCTGGCGCGCGGCTGCCCGCCGGCCAAGGCGGTCGAGCTCGCATTGCGAGTCGACAGGATGCGGCACCCATGAACGCGGCGCTGCTGTCGCGGCTGGGCCTGTGGGTGCTGAGCACCGTGCTCGGCTCATTCGGCGTGCTCTTCGTGATCGCGTCCTTTGGCAACGGCCGGTTCGGCGCCCTCGCGTTCGTGTCGCTCGCCACCGCAACCGCAATCAGTCTAGCCTTGGAGAAATTTGAGTGAGTGCAGCACGTGAACTGATTCCGCGCTCGACGGTCGAGGAGATCGTCGGCTACCGCAACAAGGCGCTCGAGCTCTACGACCAGGCCTTTACCGCGATCGAGCAGGCCGACACCGCGATCAAGGCCGCGCACGCGATGGCCCAGCGCGCGACCGGCGACGCCAAACCCTTGATCGAGAGCAGCGTCCACGAAGTTCAGGACTTCCACAAGGCCGTCAAGCTGCCGGACCGCGAGCTGTACCAACGCGTCGCCCGGCGGCTGACCGATCTTGGTGTGTGGTCCTATGTCGTGCAGCGCACCGATCTCGAGCGGCTGATGGATACCGAGGCCAAAGAGAAGCTGCGCCAGCAGATGCGCTACCTGCCCGACCGGGTCGAGCGGCGCGGCGCCTGGGACAAGGGGCAGGTGATCCATCCCGAGGATCTCGGCGAGGGCATGCCGCCGGTCACCGTCGACAACATCTATGCGACGATCCAGCAGTTCGCGATGGACGCCGATACGATCTTCCGGCGCGGCATCGCCAATGCGTTCTCAAAGCTCGATCGCCGCTTCCGCAGCCACGACGGGTTCAAGATCGGCTCGCGGATCATCCTGACTTACGCCTTCCGCGATTTTGGCGGTGGGCTGAGCTACGGCCCGATGCGCGACACGCTGCTCGACATCGAGCGCACCTTTGCGGTCCTCGACAATGGCGGGCATATCGGCGCGCAGTATGGCACCGGCGTTTGGCAGCTCGAGCAGGATCGCCGCGAAGGCGGCTACGGCCCAAAGCAGAGCACGACGCAAACCGAATACTTCAAGATCGAGGGCTACAAGAACGGCAACGCGCATCTCTGGTTCAAGCGCAACGATCTGGTGTGCAAGGTCAACAAGCTACTGGCCGAGTGGTATGGCGAGGTCATCGCCGACGCGCACACCCAGGAAGACCTGTTCGCCAAGCGCAAGACGACAGTGGCGCGGCGCTTTGGGTTCTTCCCGACACCGGACGCGGCGGCCGAATACCTGATCTCAAAGGTCGCGCTGTGGCGTGACCCGGACAAGCCGCCGCTCTCGATCCTGGAGCCCTCGGCCGGCACCGGCAACCTGGCGCGCCGCTGCGCGACCGCCGGCCACGTCGGCAACAAGTTCCGCGACGAGGACCGGTCCTATCCCTTCAACCACCGGGTCGACTGCGTCGAGATCCAGCCGAAGCTGGCGCGCGCGTTGCGCGCCGAGCGGCTCTATCGCAAGGTCTGGTGCGGCGACTTTCTGCAGATGCAGCCGGACCCGAAGCGGCTTTACGACTGCGTTGTGATGAACCCGCCCTTTGATCTGGAGCGCGACGTCGACCACGTGACGCATGCGATGAAGTTCTTGAAGCCGGAGGGGCAGCTGGTCGCGATCATGTCGGCCGGCACCGAGTTCCGCGAGTCGAAGAAGGCCACGGCACTGCGCGCGCTGGTCAAGGAGAAGAACGGGCGGTGGGATGATCTGCCGCCATGCTCGTTCGCCTCGGTCGGCACCAACGTCAACACGATCGTGCTGCAGCTGTGGAACAACGGGCGACACGCCCACTGGTAATTGGTGCTGCCATGACCGGCCGCGATGCGCCGCTGCGACATGATGCCTTCGTTAGGCTGCAGCGCCATCCCGGCCGCGGTGCGCCGTTGCGGGCCATTGTCGACCTCGGCCATCGCGGCGCGCTCGGCCGCTGGGTATGGCTGGAATGCGGGCACTGGCGCGAGATCCCTGGCCACGACCTGGTGCCGATCGGCAGCCGTGCGCGATGCGGCTTGTGTGCAAGAGGGCTGACCAGACCGGCCCCAAATAATCACCGGGATGAGTGCAAATAAAACGCATAAAAGAGCGCTTTTTTCTTTACAATGTAAGGTACTATCCTATGATGATCTTGTGATTACTTATTCATTCCTTCCGATGGAGCACCCGATGGCCCGCAAGTCCCGCAAACCAGCTCTGGCCCTCCCGCGGGTTGCGCACAAGCGCTTCAGCTACGACGTCCGCAGCGGCTCGGCCAGCCGGGCCGGCGCGATCGCCTTCAAGGCGTTCAATGAAGCCCCGGTGTTTGACGAGGACGACGACGGCCACCTGATCCGCCAGTGGAAGCCGGAAGAGCTGCAGCGCTACACCAACGAGGATATCAAGAACGCACTGCGCGGCCGGCACGTAGTCGAGTTGGAAGATTGCTTGGAATACGTGCCCGAGAGTGCCGTCAAATACGCGGTCACCAAGGGATGGCTGTTCAAAGAGGGTTTCTTCTATCGCGTCACCCGCAAAGCAGCGGCCGAGCTGGAGCTGCCCCGCACCGTCGGCGGCCGCAAGATCCACTTCTACGACAACGGGCTGGTATAAGCCGCCCGC